ATTACCAACAGTTGCGTATGAAGGAATGCGATGGTTAAAAAACTTTGATGATAAGTATTATTATGTAGGAAACAAAAGTAATGTTGCAGAAATCATTTCCGCTCTTTACAATGAATATCCTACAGCAGAGTCTTATTACAAGTTAGGTGCATTAGAACATTATAATGTACAAGAGAAACTAATTGCTAAGAAATGGATTGCATGTTTTAATAATTTTGTAAGTAAAAAGTCAAATAATTCTACTGCAGGTATATTAAATCATGCCACAACAAGTCACGCAGACTATATTAGTAGTCTGAACAGAGGTACAATGTGCATTGATGATGTAAGGAGTGTGCTAACAAACAAACATAAGTTTATTGTTTGTTATACCGATACAGATACATGGTTGACAACAGATCCTTATTTTCAACCTCCCGAAACTGTATCATCTACGCAATCGGCACAACTATTTGAAGGGTTATAATGGGAAAATGGTTAACTAAATTCTGGAAGAAGCCAGAACCTATTGAAGTTAAAAAAGAAACAGTCGTTATCGACATGATGAAGGATGACGTAGATCCTGATGAAGTAACGATTGAGAACGCATACAAAACTAGATGGATATGGTATCATACAATACTAGCCATAGGCATCTTTATGACTAACGTATTGTTAATAGCAATACTAACACTACTGGCAATAAAATTATGAAAAAAGTATTAATAACAGGATGTTCAGGTTACATAGGTTCACATTTATGTAAAGAATTAGAAAATGATTACGATATATGGGGACTAGATTTATTTCCACCTCAGGCCCCGATCAAAGAAGGTCAATTTATACAACATGACATCAATCATCCTTTCGGAGAGTTTCCAGAAGAGTTTGATGCAGTCATACATCTAGCGGCCAGAGTTAGAGTGAATGAAAGTAGACAAATGCCTATTCAATACTATATTACTAATCTAAATGGTACAATGAATGTATTGGCTAAAATAAAAACTAAGAATTTTATATTCGCATCTACAGGTGTTGCTGAGTACTGCAATGATCCATATGGCACATCTAAGAAAGCGGCAGAAGATGTTGTTATAGAATATTGTATGTCTCATAATATACAAGATTTTACTATTTTTAGATTTTATAACGTCACAGGTACAAACGGTTATGGACCAACTAATCCAGACGGATTAATTGCTAATCTATTACAGGCGCCACAAAAAGGGGAGTTTACAATCTTTGGTAATGACTATAACACGCCAGACGGTACATGTGTACGTGATTATGTACATGTCAATCAAGTATGTGATGGCATCAAAATGGCAATCGAACGACCAGCAAATGAAATAGAATGTTTAGGGCATGGTACAGGTCACAGTGTTCAGACTATGGTTAACAAATTTAAAGAAGTTAATAACGTAGATTTTAATGTTAAATATGCAGGACGTAGATCAGGTGACCTTGCAGAAACTGTACTCAAAGACAAATCAAAATATATGACAAGTCAATATACTTTAGAAGAACTCCTTAAGGTCTAGTGCATCAACAAATAAGTGCCTAGAACGTCTGCACGATTGGCTGAGTCATCACCATCACCTGGTTTGACTATGACGTTGTATATCCCTCTCTTAAATGATCTATCTCCATCAGCAACACCACCGTCGATTCCTCCGCCGCCATATGGTGTCTTCATCATTTCATCATAAGTGATAATTGATTTAGGGTCAATAGAGTATTTGGCTGCCATACGTTCTTTGAATGTTTGATAGTCTTTTGGACTATTCCATTGCCATCCACCATCAGTACCTTTAACTAATTTGTTTCCGTCTTTCATAAGAAGATCATCAAAAACATCTTTTGGAACAACAGTTGAATGTTTAGTAATACCAAAGTCTACACGTTTTTCTTCTGCTTTTCTAGCACCCATTGAAAAGTTAATCATAAAGTTGGGTGGTCTATTTTGAGTAGAACCAGAGACATCTGCCATTTTAGTATATGCATAGAAGTCTACAGTAGGATGAGTTGAGGCTAGTTTGTATGCTAAGTCTAAGTATTCATCAGAAAAGAAATCCCCTGCATCATGCCAACGTACAGTAACTTTATGTTTTTCTTGTTTAGCATCACCTTTGCGTTTTTGTTCATCAATTTCTGCATTCAATTGATCAAAGAAACCAGTTGGATCATTGTATAAAAAGTTTAAAATTCTTGTTTGACTAAGTGATACTGGAGCCCATTGTACATACCCACCTTTTAACGCATAACAAAATGTCTTACATTCTCCTGCGCCTGGACATGTATTGATTACTACAAACTCTTTCTTTTCTTCATCATAGCCTAATCCTGTCAGTGCAGGAAGACCTATGTTATAGAAGATACTAGTTGTGCCGTCACTATGTTGCATCTTTTCGTTTTGTTTAAGTAATTGTTTAGGTCTTTGAGTAATATCTGCGGCCAACTTATCTAAGTCAAACCTTTTTCCTTCTGGATCTACAATTGGAATGTAGTTTTTAACATTTGATCTGTGAACATATGGTAGTTTATATTTGTCTGTTTTTCCTTTATCTTTAGACAAGATTCTATCTAAATAATCATTTAATTCTTTATCTTTAATAACTCTTTTAGGTACATCGATTGCTTCATCTACTTCTTTATCTATTACTTGTTTTCCAGTCTGTCCGCCTAACTGTTTGATGTGTCTAAGTTCTCTAGCCCATTCACCTTCATCTGCATCATTATGATCTCTTTTATCTTTTCTTGGGGGAGTTGCCTTAAGCATTCTATCTGCTAAATCTTTTTCAGTAGATTTGCTATAAGGTACTGCTGGATTTTTACCGTCTTTACCTAATTCTTCAAACATAGTTTCGTCGGTTTCTAATTCTTCTTCTCTACCTGTAACGACTTCATCTTCTCTAGGACCAAAACCAATTCTTACTGGATTACCTTCAGCATCAACATGACCTGTTCCTAAACATTGCTTACATATTACAACTTCAGCATCATCTTCTGTCTCATCAACTACTGTTCCGTCGCCATCGCAATCGTTACATTGATATACTTTAGCAACTTCTGTTCTAGTGTTACCGTCTGAACTTGGTTGCCATCTGTATTCGTTTAAATCTTCTTCTTTATTTGGAACTTCTACACCTTCATCACGTAAGAATTCGGGTAATGTCTCTACTTCAAATTTATCAACCATGCTACCTAATGTTTCTTCAGCATGTGCGGCAAATCTAGCATTGTTTTTAACGAAATCTGAAGTTTCGCCAGGATTAGATTCGGGTAAATGAGGCTTGACATCCTTCTCATTTTCCTGTATCATAACTAGTATGTTTCGTATATCACTCATAGGTTTATTTTTCCATCACTTTATAAGAGTATTTATCAATGTTTATAGATAATAATATTAAACGCATTGGTTTCGCCTGCAAATGGTCCGAGATCAATGACAAAAATCAACTAGTTTCTACTGAGGGACTCAACACAGGTGGCACTACACTAACGTGGTTGCGTAATAACCCTGACAAAGCAGAAGACAAGATGTGGGAAGTTATGGAACGTAACTTGACTAATACATACAATCTTGTATCTAAAGTTGCTACATTGCCCTTATCACTGCGTATGGTACGTCTAACTAGTGATATGATGACTGGTTATACTCATCCTGAGTTCTCTTACTTCTACAAACGTGCTGACGTTATAAATCGTATGGAGCAACTATGTGCGCCTATCGGTGAAGTTGCACGTGCTAACAACGTTAGACTATCTTTTCATCCAGGTCAATTTACAGTTCTTGCATCAGCAAGTGAAGGTATAGTAAATAACAGCATTGAGGAATTTGAGTATCATGTGGATATGGCAAGGGCAATGGGATACGGCAAGTCATTTCAGGACTTCAAAATCAACGTACACATCTCAGGACGTAAAGGTCCCCAAGGTATCATCGATGTCTTACCCAGACTTTCACCCGAGGCACGCAACACGATCACAATCGAAAACGATGAAATGTCATGGGGCCTTGACGCAAGCCTCGAACTCGCCGATCATCTTGCACTCGTTTTGGACATACACCATCACTGGGTCAAAGACGGAGAATATATTCTATCAACCGATGATCGATGTAAACGTATAATTGATTCATGGCGTGGTGTTCGTCCTGTCATTCATTACTCAGTATCACGTGAGGATTATCTTGTAGGTCATAACATTGATCAAAAGCCCGACTTAAATACTTTACTAGAATCAAATCACAAGAAACAAAAACTTAGGGCTCACTCTGAATACTACTGGAACAATGCAGTCAATGACTGGGCACTGGATCATCTATCATGGGCAGACATGATGTGTGAGTCTAAAGCAAAAAATCTTGCGTCCTTCCAGTTACATGATAAGTACTTAGAGAGGAACTAAATGTTAGATAAAATCAAAAGCATGTTCGGTCAGAAAAAACCCGAACCAAAAAAGAAATCAGCGCCTAAACTTTCTGAGAAAGAAAAAGCAACTAGAGCCGGGGAGCCTTGGGTATCTATTCTGAATGTAGATATTAATCCTGAGGATATTAACAACGGTGCTTTTGAAATGGATTGGAATGATAAGTTTGTATTAAATCTTATCAAAGCAGGTTATAAAGAAAAAGAAGATGATAACGATGAAAAAATTGTCGACAGGTGGTTTCAACAAGTATGTCGTAATATTGCATTAGAAGTGTATGAACAAGATCAAGCAGATCCATACAATCGCAAAGACAAAGACCCAATTACTGGTGCAGACATGAGAGTTGTTACTAGCACAGATTTGGGTGACGGAAGATCAGAGGTAAGTTAGTATGTATGATATAAGTGAAAAAGGTCAGAAACAATTTAAAAGAGTAGAGTATCTACTATGGGGATTATATCCTATGATTGTTTGGATGTTTTGGATGATTGATTAATGGAAACAATAGTATTCTGTAAAAAATATCAAGAGGAACTACCAGCAATGTCCTTTCCACCTTTACCAGGACAAGCAGGTAAAGACTTATTAGAAACTGTATCTCAGAAAGCCTTTGATGCATGGAAGTCACATCAAACTACTCTTATTAATGAACGAAGATTAGACTTGTCTGTTGCCGAAAATAGAACATTCCTTATTGAAGAAATGCATAAATTTTTTGACAATAAAGAAGTAGCACAAGCAGAAGGTTTTGTAGATCCAAAAAAGACATTAGATAATGCAGTACAATCATTTGTTCCCCCGTCTTTATCTTTGGATGATTAATAGTGCCGTTACTAAACGTTAGTTTAGAAAAACAACTAATCGAATCCTTTTATACCGAAGCCTCTCCTAATTTTATTGAATCTGAAGGTCAGGAAATTATTAAGGTTACAGGTTCTGCTGATTTGTTTTGTATTTGTCCTGGGGTAGAATTTTCTCTCCCTGAACTTTTTCGTCCTAATCAACATTGGGAAGGTGATGACTTATACATAGAAGGTATACATTTTGTAGGAAACTTAGTTTGGGATTTAGCACAAAACGTAAATAAAAATAAATTTGTTTTTAAAATGAAGTCAGAAGGTTTTACCTTCCATGAAATGAAATTTTGGTCTGATATATTTCATTATATATGTCACAGATACTTAGACGGATGTCAAATAATAGAAAAAGATGCTGGAATGCATTTTACTCAAATATGGGCATGTGCTCCTCATTCAATTAATTTAAAATATGTTAATCAAATCCATAAAGAATATAACTTATTTGAAGGAATGTCGATTATTTGTTCTAACAATTTTGAAGTAATAACAGCCTCAGAATACACACAAGGCGATTTAATAGAACAAGAGTCTATTAAAGAATTGAACTCTGCACCTACTATCAAACCATATAAATTTTTGTTTTATAACAATCATGCTAAATTTAATCGCACCTACAATGTAGGACAAATTGTTAGACGGGAATTGCATCCTTATGGATTAATGTCGATTAATCTAGGACATAATTTACCTGATGATGAAGCACGTAAAGAATTATTTAACTATGTTGTAACACAATATACGGAGGAAGACAATCCTCAAGTGCAAGAATATTATCCAAAAACAGGTCAAGAAGTATTTCAAGCATTACAGAACAATAAAGAATTAGTACAATCATTAAAGCCTTTAGGTAAACCTAGATGGATTTCTGATGATAGTGCGAGATTTGATTCTTACATGGCTTTAGGAAAAGATACTAAAGAACATTGTGAAAAATGTTATTTTGCTATTGTAACAGAAACCAAATTTTTCCATGATAGAGTAGAAAACAACGGAAAGTATAGTTACCCAGTAACTTCAGACACACTTTATTTAGATTGTATAACTTTTACTGAAAAAACTCATAAATTTCATTTAGCAAAGATGCCGTTTATACTATGCGGAATGCCCGGTTCATTAAAAGTTTTACGTGAGCAAGGATATAAAACCTTTTCCCCTTTTATCAATGAAACATATGATTTAATTGAAAATGATGAAGAAAGATCGGTTGCTATTGCTGATGAAATCACAAGGTTATGTCAACAAACCGACGAATGGTGGTATGAAACATTAGTTGAACTCCAACCTAGATTAGATCACAACTTTAATCATCTAGTAGATAACAATCGAAATCAATCCCTACGATTCTCTGTAAGTTAATTTACCCTTTTTACCCATAAAGGCTTGCAATATGCGTATATATTGCGTATAATAGTATCTTATTAAATGATAAATAAGAGACTCGTATGAAATATGCCCTTATAGACACAATGAATGCCTTCTTTCGTGCCAAACATGTTGCATCACGCAATGCAGATACATGGGAAAAAATAGGTATGGCATTGCATCTGACTTTAGGATCAGTTAATCAAGCAGTTCGTAACTACGGTGTTGACCATGTGGTCTTTTGTTTAGAAGGTCGTTCATGGCGTAAAGAGTTTTATACTCCATACAAAGCAAATCGTAAAGTACAAGAACAAGATTTGACTGAAGCAGAGATTGAAGAAAGTGAAATGTTTTGGGAGACTTATCAAGCATTGACTACATTCTTATCTGAAAAAACTAACGTAACAGTCTTACGTGATCCGAATGCTGAGGCTGATGATTGTATAGCACGTTTTGCCGCATTGCACCCCAATGACGAACATATCATTATTTCAACTGATACTGATTATTTACAGTTGCTATCAGAGTCTGTTCATATGTACAATGGTGTTAACAAGCAGTTAATTACTATTGATGGCTATTTTGATGACAGGGGCAGACCAGTCATTGATAAAAAGACTCAGGAGCACAAGATATTAGAAGACCCTCAGTATCTATTGTTTGAAAAATGTATGCGTGGTGACACTAGTGACAATGTGTTTAGTGCATATCCAGGTGTACGTAAGAAGGGCACTAAGAACAAGACAGGTCTATTAGAAGCATTTGCTGATAAAGACAAAGGTGGATTCAACTGGAACAACATCATG